CTCATGATTCGCTACCCTTGACTCCTAAAACGCCGACCCCCAATAACTAATATACTCGAGGACTATAATATGGCAGTGAAATTCAAATCATCAGTAAAAGCTGTTAAGAATAACAAGAAAACTTCACAGGGTAACGGAAACGTTAAACTAGCATCTATGAATAAATCAAAGAAAAGATCTTTTAAGAAATATAGAGGCCAAGGTTAAACGAACCACCTGTAGATACCTAACAGGTCTACGAAAATAAAAAACCCGTTTTGGGTAGTCATTGCCCAATCTTTCTCCTTATAAAAGTAAAAACTTAAAATAAGGTGTCCAGAAAAGAACAACAAAAATCCAAAACGGGATATCTCAATGTTGAGAGATAGTAAGGTGCCTGCTGTTAAAAATAATACCGTAGCTAACCACTTCATATTTTACTGCTCACAGATTCATAACCAAATAGAATATTAAATTAATGGTGGTCGCTTCTTTGGCGTTCCATTCCTACGCAGTATGTCGGTAGTTCAGGGGTTGCTCCCGAAGGCAGTTCTCCGTCATGGGTCTTAAATCTTTCGATCTCGCCGTCGTGGTTTATCCCACCATTAACTTAATATATAACTATTATAACACATTGTTACGTGTTTGTCAACCTTTTTTTATAAATTAATCAATCTTTTTTCTAAATTAAATTGATCTAAACACATATCTTCTAAAGTTTTAGTAAGTACTGAGTATTCTGATAGCTCATCGACTATAGAAGAAACAGCATCACCTTGTCGTCTATCACAGATGGTTCTCATGAGTTTTACACCCGTAACCTTCTCCATTGTATCTAGAACATCAAAAACAGTAAACCCTTGATAACTTCCCAAGCATTCGTAATCTGTATTAAGAGGACCATTCTCTACGGCCTGTACTATTGCACAAGATAGATCAAGAACATGAACGTAATCACGTATGCAAGTACCATCGCGAGTAGGATAGTCATTCCCAAAGATATTAATTCTGGAAGATTCGTTAAGACTAGCCAAAGCAGCAGTCCTAATAAGATGACTTGGTGGGCCGAGCTGCCTATTAGTACCGTCAGTACCAGATACGTTAAAAAAACGAAAAATAGTATGCCCATTAGCTTTTTCCTTAATAATATCTTCAGCTGCTACCTTACTTCTAGCGTATGGAGATTTCATTTCCCAAGCACTTGACGTACTTGCAAATATGAAGTTGTTAGTCTTTACTTTATCGAGTAAGTGGGAAGTACCCATAGTATTCACTCTGTAGTATTCATTCGGCTCACGGAGGCTTATGGGTACTACACTTCTCCCAGCGAGGTGAACCACAGCATCAAATTCGGCGTACGCATATGGAATATTAGTAACATCTACCTTCTCAAAACGATCTACATAATCAGATATATCGTTATGTTCTCCGTGGAAGTTAATATCCCAAGCTTCTACTTCGTGCTGATTTAATTTTAAGAGCTTACACACGTGGCTACCAATGTAACCCGTTGCTCCTGTAACCAAAACTTTTGCCATAAAGTGTTTCCTATATTAATATATAAATTATATTATATCACGCTTCTACACAAATGTCAACATATATAAATAATAAATAGAAGGCAACTTAAATTATTATTAGGCTTATGAAATATATTATTCTCTCAGTGATCCTTGTCACACTCTTAGGATGTTCAGCAGTTAAATCAACACTGTTCGAAGAAGAGCGCATGGTTCCTCTCAAAACAACTTTAACGCATAAAGCGTATTACTATTACGGGTTGAATGAAACTCGTGATAGAGAACTTATAAAAGATATTATGGGTGTAGATCCAGTAACCACTGAATGGTGTGCTGCATTTGTTAACATGGTATTATTAGAACAGCAATTACCGACCTCAGCTCTGTTTTCTAATTATCCTTTTCTTGCAAGGAGCTTTTTAGATTATGGTGAAGAAGTAACTGAACCACAACAAGGTGATATTGTAGTGTTTCCAAGAGGTAATACAGAATGGCAAGGCCATGTTGGTTTCTATTCAAGCACCAGTACATTACCTAATGGTACTAAGGTGTATAACATACTTGGTGGTAATCAAAACAACTCAGTTAATTTACAAGCATATCCAGCGAGTGCTGCTTTAAGTATTAGGAGAGTAACAGAAGCTTTCTTAATAGATACAAGTATTCGTCACGTTAAGGCTCAAGAAAGAGTTGAAGAGGTTATAGATAAAGATATTGAAGTGATTGTTTTAGAGAAACCGATTAAAGAGCCGCCGTCCGTGGCGATTGAAACTCCTATTCCTTAGCTTCTGACTCTTCAACACCAGTCTTATCGGCAACAGTTTTAATTGTACCAGATACTACATCCAATGTTCCGGTAGTAACTCCTGCAATATCTGATGCAACTCCGCCAACAATACCCTTAGTACCATCAATTACTGAATCGACTGTGCTGCAAGCTGATAATAAAGCTATGGTTATTAATGCAAATAACTTATGCATAGTAATCTCCTATCATGGTAATTCCGAGGGTGGTTTCCTACCCACTAATGGCAGGGCGTACCACTTGACACGCCGAACATCTTCCCTACATCTATTTATTAGCAGTTTCCTGACCTGCTTAGGTCTCCTGGGCACCATCTATTCAATTGTTTTAGAACGGGAATAGAACCGTTTGTTTGGTACTCTCGACCGGACTCGAACCGGTAAGCCGTGAAGCGACAGATTTTAAGTCTGTTGTGTATACCAATTCCACCACGAGAGCTTTAGTTCATATTAATACAAACTGCTTGTTGGCCGGCTTTAAAATAACCATCGCCTTTACCAACATCTGATGCTAATATATCTCTACCCTCAAAACATTCTGTCATTGAAGTGTACACATCGTATGTTTCTACATATGGTTTAGCATCATAGAAATATATGAAGACTAAGACCCACATTACTGCACAATAAGTCCTGACGTGGCTTGATGCCAAGCTTTTTGGATTTCATTATTACACTCAGTAACAAATACAATACTTAGAATAGTTACTTCCTTTGGATCTATATCACCGGTCATAGCAATACCTGCTGCGAAACCCATTTGACCATCTTCTGTATATGTAATCATCCGAGGGTTTTGTAATACGATACCCGTCTCATCGAACTTAATCATTCTACCTACGTACTCGCCAGAGGCAGCTACAACTGTTACTATATCTTTTTCTTTCATAATTTTTCCTTAGTTAATATTGGCAAGGGCACTAGGAGTTGAACCCAGGCTTAAGGATTTGGAATCCCACGTGCTACCATAACACTTTACCCTTATGGCTGGAACGATAGGACTCGAACCTATACTCTGTGCTACCAAAAAGCAATGCATTACCATTATGCTACGTTCCAATAATTTTTGTTTAGAGGGAGAGACTTTCTGCAGTGCCTCTCCCTCGATCCGTGTTTCACGTTAACGGCAACGGTTGGGTTTAATAAACGGTACCAACTTCTACACCGACCTAGTACAACTTGTACATAGCTTACTAGGATTAACTCCCTATGGTGGAGGAGTTTTCTGGCGCGCCCTAAAGGATTCGAACCTTTGACCTACGGCTTAGAAGGCCGTTGCTCTATCCAGCTGAGCTAAGGGCGCTAATCCTTTTTGCTGATAATAAATTCCCATATCAACAAGGGCAACATAGAGATCCCAGCCCATACAGACCAAAACAAAATGTTTATTAATAGTAACTCTAAAGTCATATCCATACCTTTAAATATATTCTAATCCAATTGCATAAGAATGTCAACATATTTTTTTACTAATGCGTAACTTTTATTTGCTGCTTCGATTTCATACCAACGTTCTGCATATACAGGTCTTTCTTCTTCAAGCCTAACCTTTTCTAAATCGTCTTTCATGAACTGTTTAACGTGTATCATTTCATGAGCAATGGTATCATATATCTCGGTTACATTACGATCTGCTTTAGATACCATAATGAGATATTCATCTTTGCAGTTAACCTCATAGCAGAGGCCCACAGATTCTCCAGGGAAGTCTTGATCCCAGCCCTCGATAGTTATAAGGGATGGAGATACATTAAGTTCTTTACAACAGAATTTAACAAAGTTTTCTGTCAGTGAAACATCTAAATCAATTACCTCTATATTCATCTTACGTTATCACGTGAATTTAGAGTTCTTTCAACCCATACCTCAAGGCAATGATCAGGACTATTCCTATAGAACAGATTAACTAACCAAGCTAGGTTTAGTTTTTTATCTCTGCGTCTTTGGTGTTGATTGTAACAAAACATATAAAGTTTGTAATACCAGTCCACATTAAATTCCTTCTAAGTCTACCATGAATTGATTATTGGGTGTTTCTTTACTCCAGAAATTGCGTTCTGATTGAGCAGATTTTATTTCCTTGTGTAATTCCTTAACCATTTCATCTGTGAGGCTCATAATATTAATACGAAGTAGTTTATCAATATCAGTATCAAGAGCTTCTGTATTTGAAAGGATCTGATTACCAACGTCTGCCTTTTTACGGTTCTTAAAGATAACCTTGTCGTCTAGAACAGATTGAATGAATTCCATCTTAATCTTTAACCAACGAGCCAGTTCTTGGGCCTCTGATTGTCGAAGTTCTATTCGTTTGTGTAGTATACCAATACGATAATCACAGAAGTGTTTAACCAATTCACGTTCATCTTCGTATTCTCTAAGCTTACCTTCATAGTCAATTACAGTAATATTTTCTGAAGCTGGTTTACTTAGCTTAAACTTACGAATGATTTTCTCGTCATTCCAGTTAGCTGAAGTATTCTGTTTGAGTTTGATATCAAAAGAGAAACCAGCCTTATCACATAGATCATCGTATGAAACGATATCACCTTCATCTTCTAGTTTATCGAGGATCTTTACATAAGACTCACGATCATAACCATATGGTACTTCAGTGATCTCCATAACGGTCTTAGATTTCTTTTCATAGACTCCTAAGATATTATAGCGTTCGTTAGCAGCATCCCATACAACCTTACCTTTAAAGTCTGGGAAGGATATAGGAATACGCTTTTTGATATCACCTGTAGTAATATATTCTGTAACTGCTTTTGTTAATGCAGCTTTACTTCTTGGCAAGATGTTAGTAGCAAAACCAGTAGCAATACCCTTAGTACCATTAGCTAATACTAACGGAATTACAGGTACATAGAATGCTGGTGGTTCATGCTCTGGATCATCATGAGCGGGGGCGAGATCGATATCCCGGATATACTTCTCAAAGTTTTCACTGAGTCTTGTATATACATAACGTGGTGCACCTGGCTCTTGAATTAGTCGGGTACCAAAGGAACCACGGCCCTCGACTAGACAGATGTTATTGTTCCACGTTGCGGCCATCAACTGACCCGCCCCCGCTGCGCTAGCCTCTCCGTGGTTATACCCATAGTCACTAATGATACCAGCTACAGCGCTTACTTTCTTGAAGTCTCGCTTTGAGTTGATAAGTGACGAGTACAAATAGAACCTTTGAACGGGCTTTAATCCATCGATCATATTGGGAATCGCTCTTGACTCCACAGTATACATTGCGAAAGATTTCCATTCATTGGATGCTACATGACTTATAGGGTATTCACCTAGAGAGGTCTTATTGTTCTCTTCAGACATAAATTGATCTAAACTCATTAATGATTCCTTTATCTTATAGTACTATTCTATACTATAAACAACATAATGTCAACACTTAATTTAAACTTATTTGAAATATTTTTCAATTAACTGAAGCTGATCTTCATATTCAGCTATAACTTTTAGTTCTGCTTCAATAGCTTCTAGAACATCTGGGTGTTCACCAATACCAACTGGGTTAGTAAGGTATACCTCAACATTCATCTTATGCTTATTGATATGCCCAACCGCATGAGATTTAAGCGATTCTAGAATTTGATCTCGTAAGTTCATTTTAATTTCCTTTTTATTACGCCATCATATAATCTTTACGTAGTTGGCTATCTTTACCAAACATCATTTCGAATGTTTTGGCGTCATCGACAGTAACTGTATCGTAAACTGGATCATTGATGATGGTACTATATTCTTCTTCTTGAAGAGAACCCAAGCCTTTAATGTAACGATGTTTCCATCCGGCCTGATCTGATTTAAATTTGCTTGCTTCTTCATAAGCATAGAACCACTTAACTGATTTAGCTTTAGTCGAAATCATAATCGGAGTACGAGTGATTTTAACTTTCTTTTCAAACAGTAGTCGTGGCCAGAACTTAAAGAAGAATGCAATAAGTAACGGACTAATATGTCCAATACCATCGTGGTCAGCATCTGTTAATATGGCAATATGTTTATATGTCATATTATCGATACTATTCGGATTAGTGATATCTAATCCAAGTACGGATATTAATTCTGACAGTTCTTTATTCTTAAGAACATCGGCTGGTTGCATATCCCACGTGTTCATAATAACACCACGTAGTGGATAAGCACCGACCTTATTAGGATCACGTACCTTCAACAAGAAACCCATAGCTGAGTCACCCTCTACAATTTTAAGAGTGGCATCATCACGGTTTGCTGAAATATGCTTTGCTACTTTTACTTTACGAAGTTTCTTCTGAGCAAGAGTAGCAGCTCTACGATCGGCTGCAATTTTCTTAGCCAACTGAGCTTCAATAATAGGATCAATGATTGTAGGACTATTAAGAATTTTCTTTGCGATTGCATCAGATTCTTTAATACCTGCATTCATTGCATGTTCACGAACGTTACTGGTTGTATTAGTTAAACGTTCTTTTGTTTGTGAATCGAACTTTGGATTAGTAAAGTTTCTTGCGAACATTACAAACGTAAGACCATTCTTAATAGTTGACTTAGCAACTTCAATCTTATGTTTACGTTTGATCATTGTACCAAGATCTTCTAATACAGAATTCGTAATGAAATCTACATATGTTCCACCTTGTCTGGTATTAACACCATTCACGAATGAATTAGAACGGAACCCATCTTCAGATGCAGCAAAGAAGAAAGCAAGATCGTCAGTCTTTTCGATAACACATTCATCGTCTTCGCCAATAAACAACTGAGAATATTTCTTAAGATTATCAGCTTTAATTCTACGTTTATTAAATGAGAACGCGATCTCAGGAAAAGCCATTTGAAGACTAACCATTCGATCTTCTATAAGAGATACTGTGTCTAAAGACTCGAGTTCATCTACTTCGAATAATGAATAGTCTGGAACAAAAGAAACTTCAGTGCCTGAACCTTCAATACCTTGTTTGATTTGAACATCGATCGAGTCACCGCCATTTTTGCATCGAACTTCGACACGTTTACCGGCTGACCAAGTCTTACCAACAAATTTAGATGAGAGGAAGTTAGTAGCTGCTGAACCGACTCCGTTAGTACCAATAGTTACTCGTTCATCATCGAACGATGTACCGGCATTAACTCTTGTCCAAGCAGCAACTGGGCGAAGAATTTTATCGCCTGAAGCTTCATCAAAGATTTCATCTTGTGGAATACCACGTCCATTATCTGTAACAACAACGACTCCATTCTTTACAGATACGTCAATTCTATTAGCTGATTTGAACTTTGTTCGAATAGCCTCATCAATTGCGTTATCTAGAATTTCGTCAACCATTTTGGACAGTGCTGGAACATACTGTGATTTTTTCCACTCACCCATAACGAAGCGCTCAATGCTCTCCTGAGAGGATGAACCCATATACATGCCGATACGTTCTCTGACGTGCTGTCGGGCTGTTAATATTCTAAAATCTTCACTCAAAGCGTAATCTCCATTAGTTTATATAGCCATTCTATACCATAAACACACAAATGTCAACAGTTAATTTCATTTAATTTAAAGTTTTTTACTCGTGTTCGCCGTTATTTGCTCGACCAGAGTATGATCCAAACACATTTGGCTTACGTTTTGCAGTCTCAAATACTGCCACTGTAATGAATATCGCTGCTAATAGCAATACATGGAGAACCATACTAATGACTCCTGCCCACATGCTTCCTACTATAATAGCAAATACGATACACCACATCCATGCTAATACTTGCATGATCATATGACGTGCTGCCATATTATTAATATTGCTTAGAGGATTGGTTTCATGATCCATCACTACATTCCAACTCTCGACTAAAAATTTTACTGATTTATTGTCCATTGTATCTTCTTTCATATTACGTTATATTTTACCTAGCCAATGGGTGCAATCATCAAAAGGGTCATCTTGTATTGGTTTATCCTTCGACATGTTCGCCTCCACAAACTGCTCTGGTGTTTGTATTTATAAATAGTAATACAGTACTTCGCAAATGTCAATAGGAAATTTAACATGATTACAAATTATTTGTCTCCGGTCTCGTTTAAGATCGTTATAGACCGGCTTCCGAATGTTGAATTCTTTACACAAAGGGTCAATATTCCTAGCCTCAGCATGAGCTCACCAGAGCAGCTTTCTCCTATTCATAAGATCTATCAGGTACCCGACAGGATTGAATATTCAGATTTTGACCTATCGTTTATAGTTGATGAGAATATGAGTAACTACAATGAGATCCTTAAGTGGATGGAAGGCTTGGGTAATCCTGAGAACTCAAAGCAAAGATTAGATCTCAATAACAGTAAAGATGGTTCTAGATCAGATATCACTGTTCTAATAGAGAATAGCTCTCGCAATGCAAACCTCGAGTTTAATTTTACAGAAGCATTCCCAACAGCTCTATCAGGTATATCACTAGATGTTACAGCTTCTGACATTATTCCACCTGAAGTCAATGTTACTTTTCGCTATACAAATATGACGTGGAAAAAAATAGGTTGACATTTCCTTAAAAGTGTGTTATTATATACTATAAAACGTTGTTGAACTGAGGAAGAATTATACAATGAGTACTGAAGAGATTAGCGCTATATGGGCGGAAGACGTAAAAATCGATGAATCGAACCTTGGTGGTGAAGCTAAGAAGATTCCACAACTACATAACAAATACTATACCTTATATTATAGGGAAGCTTTAAGAGTAAAGAAGCTTCGTTATGATTACAAAGAACTTGAGCTCGCTAAACGTGAATGGCTCGATGGTTCTATGGCTGAAGAAGATCTTAAAGATCGAGGTTGGAAGCC